GACCTGAAAGGCAAAGACGTCCCCGTCGTCGTCGAAGACGAGCTGGCCAAGATCCGGAAACGCGTCCACGCCGAGCATCCGAGACAGGGCGGCAGGCGACGTGGCATCAGCTAGCGAGTGTAGAATAATGATAGCTGGGTCCACAGGAAGTACGGAAGCCAAGACGTTCACGGCCCAGCGACCAGTTCGACCGTGGTCATGACCAGAGACCCGGCCGGGCTGGTCCTCCCCGCCTATAGTCACATCCCGGAGTATTTCAAAACGTATGGCCCAGACGTGGCTGACCTGTGCTCGCAGGCGTATTTCGCGCCGGACCTGCAGCAGCGACTCGGCCTGGACGTCATGTTCGCCCGCCGCAGCGATGGATTGTCCGCCGCGTTCGAGTTCGCTGTCGTAGTCGGGCGCCAGAACCTGAAGTCCGGGCTATTTAAGCAGGCAGGACTCGGCTGGCTTTTTGTTTTCGATGAACGCCTCGTCGTTTACAGCGCTCACGCGTTTAACACCGCCATGGAGATGTTCCGAGACATGGAGGAACTGGTTAAGGACGTCGATTTCCTGCGTAAGCAGGTCAAGCGGGTCATCCGGAACCACGGCGAGGAAGCGATCGAGTTGCTGTCTGGTGCCCGGATGGTTTTCAAGACGCGGACGAAGGGCGGCGGTCGTGGCCTGTCCGGCCGGAAAGTCATCCTGGATGAGGGCATGTTCCTGCAGCCGATGCACATGGGCGCGTTGCTGCCTACCTTGTCGGCGCAGCCTGATCCCCAGGTTTGCTACGGCTCGTCCGCTGGCATGGCCGATTCTGAAGTGCTCAGGGACGTCCGGGACCGCGGCCGGGGCGAGTCCCGTGACGGTGACGAGACAGTGGCCACGGACCCGGACCCGCGGCTCGGTTACCTCGAATGGGCCGCGCCGCCCCCCTCAGAGGCGTGTGACGCCGGCGATAAGTGCACGCACGCTAAGAACGCCCGCGGGTGTGGCTGCGACAAACCCGATCTGTGGCTGAAAGCCAACCCGGCGATCGGTGACCGGATCACCATCGACTACGTCACCGCGGAACGCCGCGCCCTGCCCGTCAGCGAATTTCAGAGAGAAAGGATGGGCTGGTGGGATGAGGCGGAGGCTGGCGCCGCCCCGATTTCGCTGTCCGACTGGTTCCTGCGCGGCGACAAGAAGTCGTCGCCCGCGTCGTCGTCTCCGCTGGCCCTCGCGGTTTCCATCGCGGAAGACGACACCATGGCCGCGATCGGGCTTGCCGGGTGGCGAGACGACGAGTTCACCCTGATGCACGGGGAACTGGTGGAACACCTCCCCGGTTCCGGGTGGCTGATCGGCCGTTTGATGGGGATCGTGGAACGGCGCCATCCGTGCGTGGTGGTGCTGGACCCCGGGTCCGCGGCGGGGAAGTTCGAGAAAACGTTGCGGAACAAGCATTCCTTCGTGACGAAGCCCCCGAACTCTGAGGTCCCGTTTTTGCTGAAAGACGGGCAGCGGCTCTTGCACCTCATGTCCCCGAGGGACAACGCACAGGCGTGCGGGCGACTAACTAGCGACATCACGAACGGGAAGTTCAGCCACCCCGACCAGGCACCTCTCAACCGGGCCGTCGAGTGGGGCCGGTCGAAGCCGTCCGGCAAAGCGTGGGTATGGAAACCAGCGACCGGACGTGAGATCACGCCTCTTGAAGTGATCACGATGGCGACGTTCGGTCTGATGACATATGGCGAGAAGAAAGGACCCGAGCCTTTTTTGCTCAGCTGATTGCATGGCCGTGTGAAACATGTTATGTTTCACACGCACAGCTAAGCGGGGCGCGGCAAAGCATGGCCCAGCCCGTCAAGCGCAGCTCAGGAAAGCCCCGTCCTAGTGACGGGGCTTTCGCATGCCTGGCATAGGCTGCGTTCGTGGCCGATTTCGCCCTGATCACCGAGCGGCTGGCAACCGGCGCCGCTGTCAGCACCGCCGATGACGTTGCGCAGCTAGTAGAAGCCGGGGTCACGCATGTCATCGACGAACGGGCCGAATTTGATGACGGGCCGCTGTTCGCCGGGAACCCGGCGGTCACGTACCTGTGGAATCCGACGCCGGACGACGGGGTGACACCGAAACCCGACGCCTGGCATCAAGCGAATGTCGCGTTCGCGGTAGCGGCATATTCGCAGTTGCGTACCTGCGTGTATTTTCACTGCGCGGCAGGGGTGAACCGGGGCCCGTCGGGCGCGTACTCGGCGCTCAGGGCCTGCATGGGTTTCAGCCCGGACCAGGCCCGCGGGCTGATCGTCGCGGTTCGCCCGCAGGCCGGGATTGCGTATGCCGCGGATTTTGACCATTACTGGGCACAGTGATTTCCTGCCGCTGGCTGTAACCTGCCGGTATGGACTTCGGCGATGCCGTGCGAGCACTCAAAGCCGGTGAGCGGGTCACCCGACCCGGCTGGAACGGCAAGGGCATGTGGCTGGCATACCAGCCCGGCTACCCGGCCGGTATCGCGATCAACGCGAACACGGCGACCGCGACCGGGATTCCGGAAGGTACCGTCTGCCGGTTCAGGCCGTACATCATGATGCTCACCGCGGACGGCGACTTCGTGCCCTGGGTCGCAAGTCAGTCAGATGTCCTCGCGGAAGACTGGGAGGCAGCCACGTGACTACTACCTTGCTGGAACGCATGCATGGCGAGGACATCAGCCGGGAGGCTCGGCAGGTCCGGTTCTCGGTCACGATCCTCACGTTGATCACCGCGATCTTCTTCGCCATCGGGTGGGTAGCGGGCCGGTTGTGGCTGGGTTCGGTGTACTGCGGGTTCGCGGTCCGGCAGGGCTGGCGGGAAGGCACGAAGCCGCGTGTTCCGCGGCAGGAGCCGAACCTGTACGGCTGATTGAAGGCAGAACGTGGGGATCAGGGAACGGGTCGGCAGGGAACTGGCGGCGTACCAGTCACGTGACACTGGTGACGCTTTGCTGTCCCTGGACGACTGGGCTCAGCTGTTCCAGTTCGGCGGCCTCACGTACCCCGTGGTCAACACGTCCATGGGGAACATCAAGGAAGAACGGATCGCGCAGTCCGCTAACGCGGCGCTCCGCGGGAACTCCACGATTTTCGCCCTCGTCTCGGCGCGTGTTCAGGTATTTTCGCAGGTCAGGTTCCAGTGGACCCGGTTCACCGGGTCGCTGGCCGGTGACCTGTTCGGCACCCCGGACCTGAAAGTCCTGGAACAGCCCTGGCCGGGCGGCGCGACCCCGGACCTGCTCGGCCGGATGGAACTCGACGACTGCATGTGCGGGAACGGGTACATCGTCCGTCCCCGCCCGGACCGGCTCGCGCGGCTCCGCCCCGATTTCGTGATTATCGTGCTCGGGTCGCAGCTGGACGCGGACTACCCCGCGGACGCCCCCGACGTGGAAATCGCGGGGTACGCGTACCTGCCCCGGTCCGGGAAAGCGCATTTTTTCTTCCCGAACGAGGTCGCGCATTACGCGCCGATGCCCGACCCGGATTTCCAGTTCCTCGGCATGTCATGGATCTCCGCGTGCATCCGGGAACTGCAGGCTGATTCGCTGATGACGGAACACAAGGCCCGGTACTTCACGAACGCGGCCCCGCAGCCGATGGACGCGAAGATCCTCACGCCGTGGGGCTGGTCAACGATGGGTCACATGTTCCTGGGGCAGCAGGTGACCGGCCTGGACGGGAAGCCGCACCGCGTTACCGGCGTCTTCCCGCAAGGTGAGCAGGACGTTTACCGGGTGACCTTCTCGGACGGGGCTGCTACTGAGTGCACGGCCGATCATCTCTGGCAGGTAACGAACGCCGGAGACCGCAAGCGCGGCGTGACCCGGACCATGACCCTAGCTCAGATGATGACTGGCGGTCTCCGGTACAAGAGCGGTCCGGCGAAGTGGGCGGTTCCGCTGGTGGAGCCGGTTGAGTTTGATGAGAAGTGTGCTCAGCCGATGATTGACCCGTATCTCCTCGGTGCGCTGCTGGGTGACGGAAGCCTGCGCGGTAACACCAGAGGCTATGGTGGCCCGACGCTAGCGGCGGCTGCGGAAGACGCGGATGAGATGGGGCGGGCCATAGCGTGTCTTGCTCCTGCGACTCGGCGGGATCGCGACGGCTGGTCAGAGTTTTATTTCCGTAGTAGCGATCTGCGGATGTCGCTGGAGGTTTATGGCCTTTGGGGCGTCCTCGGTGCTGCGAAGCATGTCCCCGAGGAGTACATGCACGGCTCCGTGGAGGCACGGATAGCCCTGCTGCAGGGATTGCTGGACACCGATGGTTCAGTCAGCGCCCGTCAGCCAAACCTGGTCCGGTTCTCCAGCACGAGCTGGAGACTGAGCGAGCAGGTGGCGGAGCTGACCCGCAGTCTCGGCGGCACCGCGAAGATCACATACCTGGAACCTGCTGGCGGCAAGCCTCAGTGGCAGGTGACGGTGAAGAGGCTGCCTGCCTGGATTACCCCATTCCGCCTGAGCAGGAAGGCGGACCGATACCGTCCGCCATCGGTCGGCCGTTTCCGGAATATCACCGGGGTAGAAAAAGTCGGCCGGAAACAGTGTCAGTGCATCCGCGTGGATGTGGCAGACAGCCTGTACGTCACCGACGACTACGTGCTGACGCACAACACGCCGAACCTGGCGATCAAGTTCGACCCGGCGATCGGGATCGACATGGTGAGGCAGTTTAAGGCGCTGATGGAGGAGGAACACAAAGGCGTTTTCAACGCGTGGAAGACGCTGTACCTGGGCGGCGGCGCGGACGTGGTCCCGGTGGGGAACAACCTGCGGGAAATTGAGCTGGCGATCAACCAGTCCCACGGTGAGACGAAGCTGGCCGCGGCGGCGGGTATCCCGCCGTCGTGGGTGGGGTTTTCTGAGGGCCTGCAAGGGTCCACCCTGAACGCGGGGAACTTCGACAGTGCGCGGCGGCGGATGGCGGATGGCACTTTTGCGCATCTTTGGACCGCGGCGGCGACGTGCCTGCAGTCCATCGTGCCGCCCCGGTACTCCCCGGTCGCGTCGGAGAACTCTGGCGGCGCGACCCTGTGGTACGACGCCCGGGTTCCGTTCATGCGCGAAGACGCGGGAGACCTGGCGAAAATCCAGGTTGACCAGTCCCAGGTGATCAGCGTCCTGGTGCAGCAGGGCTTCGAGCCGGACTCGGTCGTGAAAGCGGTCGCTAACAACGATTGGTCCCTCCTGAAGCATTCCGGGCTGGTGTCGGTACAGCTGAACCCGCCGGGTTCGGGACAGGTTCCCGGAAACGCCGCGCCAGCGATAGCGCAAAACAGTAAGGCCCCGGCTACGGTAGGTACTGCCAACGGCAGTAGCGGAGGGCCGTAATGAGCGGCAGGGGCACGCCCGTTATCCAGCGGGCACTGCGCGGGGATGAGACCGCGTTGCTGCAGCTGTCCGCCGGGCACCGCAAGGCCCCGGTCACCCGCGCGTTCGTTGTCGACGACATCGGAATCCGGTCCCGCGCCCAGGGCGGCGACGGACGGATCGTGGACGCGTACGCGGCGGTGTTCGGCACCGAAGCGGAAATCGTTGACCAGGACGGGCATTACCTGGAACGTAACGACCCGGCCGCGTTCAACAGGTCCGTCGCGGACCGCCGCGCCCAGATTTTCTGCGTGTACAACCACGCGAAAACGTTGCAGGGCACCCCGTCGGACACGTACTCGGTGCCGCTCGGCGAGGTCGTGAACATCCAGCCCGACGACTACGGGCTGCTCACGTCGGTGCGGTACAACACCGACGAGGCATCGGACCGGATTTTGCAGGCCATCAAATCCGGGTCCCTGAAAGGTATGTCGTACACGGGCGTGTTCGTCCGTTCGTCCCCGGAACTGGGCGGCCCGTATGACATGTTCGCCGCGAACAAGTCCGGTGACCTTCAGGTTGTCACCCGGCAGGAAATCGCGCTGATCGAGTTCGGGCCGACGCCGATCCCCGCTTTTGACACTGCTGACGTTGTCGGCGTCCGGAACCGGGAAGCCATCAACCTTGTTATCCCGGAGGGGGTGACGATCCGGATGGTCACGCCGCCGGAACGCGCGAAGAAGAAGGTCACGTCCGGCGCTGATGACACCGGCGGCGGTCCGGGCGGCACGATGAAAGTAAAGGCCGCGCGGGCGGACTGCCCCGATTGTGAGGGGTCCGGGCTGATGCCGGGCAACATCGGGTGCCTGACGTGCGGTGCCACCGGCCGGGTCGACGACGGGTATGACGGGACCACCGCGGCCAGTGAGAAAGGCCGCGCTGACCCGCATCCGCTGGGTTCCGCCCCGGACACGGACACGGCTGAGGACGCCGCG